GGCAACCCGCTTCTCAAGGGTGCTTATGTAAAGCAAGAATTCACGAAAGAGCAGTTGGAGGAGTACATCAAATGCTCCGAAGACCCGATCTATTTCATTGAGACATACATCAAGGTCGTGACAATCGATGAAGGTCTCATGCCCTTCAGGTTGTATGACTTTCAGAAAGATATAGCCCGTTCGGTATTCGACAATCGATTCACCATTTGCAAGATCCCTCGTCAGAGTGGAAAGACGGCGACATTGGTGGCTTGCATTCTGCACATGGTGTTGTTCAATCCGACATACAAAGCGGCGATTCTTGCCAACAAACTCAAGACCGCGACGGAAATCATGGATCGGTTCAAGATCGCATATGAGAACCTTCCGAAGTGGTTGCAGCAAGGCATCATCGAATGGAACAAGACAAGCGTCACTTTGGAGAACGGATCCAAGGTCATTTGCTCGTCCACCTCATCTAGCGCGGTTCGTGGTTCGTCGTACAATTTCTTGATGCTTGACGAGTTCGCGTTCGTGCCTGAGCAGATCGCTGAGGAATTCTTTACCTCCGTCTACCCGACAATCACTTCGGGCAAAACATCCAAGACCGTAATCGTTTCGACACCCAACGGACTGAACCTGTTCTACAAGATGTGGCAGAATGCCAAGAACGGGAAGTCTGAATTTGTCCCTGTTGAGGCACATTGGTGGCAAGTCCCTGGGCGTGATGACAAATTCAAGGAAACGACAATCAAGAACACCTCGGAGCGACAATGGTACTCCGAATATGAATGTCAGTTCCTTGGTTCGCAGGAAACGCTCATCAAGGCATCCAAGATCGCGTCCTTGGCATTCCAAACTCCTCTAATGGAGACGGAGGACGGCTTGGCTATCTACGAGCATCCTGTCAAGGGACACATCTACACAGGCTTGGTTGACACCAGTAGAGCAATTGGACAGGACTACAACGCTATGGTGGTATTGGATGTCACCGCTATGCCTTACAGAGTGGTTGCAAAGTATCGAAACAATACTATTCCAATCCCAGTATTTCCAAACCTGATCAAGACAATCATGGACAAATACAACGAAGGTTATGTCTTGGTAGAAATCAACGATACGGGGCAGCAAGTCGCGGACATTCTAAAGGATGAATTGGAGTACGAAAACATAGTCACCATCTCCATCAAGGGCAAGAAGGGTCAAAAGGTCGGTGAAGGCTTTGGTGGAGGCAGAACCTACAACGGCATCAAGATGAGCAGCCAAGTCAAGAAGGCGGGATGCTCGGTGATCAAGGAGATGATCGAAGGCGACAAATTGATAGTAAATGATTTCGATATCATTTCTGAGATTAGTACCTACATCGCCAAGGCAGGGTCTTACGAGGCTACGGACGGCTATCACGACGATCTGATGGCTTGCTTGGTCATGTTTGGATGGTTGACCACCCAAGAGTACTTCAAGGACTTGGTCAATCTAGATGTCCGCAAGCGACTGTTTGAGGAAAAACTGAAGAAACTGGAGGAGGATCTGACTCCTTTCGGCTTCCTAGACAGCGTCGATGATGAAATGGACGAAGCAGCAAGGATGCTTGCTAGCGAATCTACGCAGAAACCTAAACAATCAAGACGGGATAGATCATGGATGGACGATGCAGAAGAAATCATGTGACGCTAGGGTGAAATGGTGAAACGAATAAATACCCCCGTCTATCAAACCAATCCAAGGAGACTGAGATGGCATTCCAACTTTCCCCAGGCGTGAATGTAACAGAGAAGGACTTGACCACAATCGTCCCTGCTGTTGCCACAACCAATGCAGGCATCGTGGGTCTATTCAATTGGGGCCCATGCAATAAGCGCATCCTCGTTGACAGCGAGAACAACCTCGTACAACTATTCGGCGCACCCGATGACAATGTTGCTGAGTGGTGGTTCCCCGCTGCCAACTTCCTTGGATACGGCAACAACCTTCAGGTCGTTCGTGCTAAGATTGACGAAATGGTCAATGCGAATGGATTTGGATACACAGGAGCAACCGCCACGGTAGGTGGCAATGTTGTTTGGGATTCCGATGCCGCAATGATCGAAAACGACGATAAGTTTGAGTTTGCAGATGTTACCAAACTGGGTTCTTTTGTCGCCCGTTATGCGGGTGCCCTCGGCAACACCCTTGAGGTTCAGATCTGCGGCGGTGCATCCGTTTCAGCCACCGCAGCGGGTTATACGGCTTCGGGCTATACCGCTGCGGGACGAGACTTCAGCAATTGGACATACGGAGACGAATTCGATGCCAAGCCGAACAGCACAACCTATGTCTCTGACTTGGGTGGTGCAAACGACGAGTTCCACTTGGTAGTCATTGACAAAAATGGTCTTCTCTCGGGAACTCGCAACACGATTCTTGAGAAGTTCCAAGGGCTGTCCTTCCTCCCTGGTGTTGTTTCTTCTGATGGTACGAGCAACTACTATGTTGACCGCATCAACCGCACATCGAAGTACATTGCTGCCGTCAAGAAGGCAAACAATACTTCCTACAGCGACCTCTTCAAGGGTTCCACGGGTGCATGGGGTACAGGCGACTCGCTTAAGTACTACACCGATGCATCTCTTGCCGCCACCTCGGGTGTCACCGCTACGAACGGAACCTTCGGAGTAGGCGTGTGGCAACTCAAGGGTGGTAAGGATGGAAAGACAGCAGATCTCACCGACTACATGAAGATCGCTTTCGGTCAGGATTCGGATTCGGATCCTGAGGGTTACCGCCTCTTCGCAGACGCAGAGACTGTTGACTGCAATCTGCTCATCGGTGGCCCCGACAAGACCTTTACTCCGAACAGCAACGATACAACTGCCGCAGTTGCAGATCTCGTCGCTCCTTCGATCAAGGACATTGTCGATGCCCGTAAGGATTGCGTTGCCTTCTTCTCGGTACCTAACAAGGATCCAAACGAGACCGATCAGGTCAAGCGGGATCGTTCGCTACAGTACCGCAACAACATCGGATCGTCCTCGTACTGCGTGATCGACAGCGGTTACAAGTACATGTACGACATCTACAACGACAAGAACCGTTGGGTGCCGCTGAACGGCGACATCGCGGGTCTCTGCGCTCGTACCGATGCAACTTTCGATCCTTGGTACAGCCCCGCAGGCTTCAACCGTGGTCAGGTTCGTGGCGTGATCAAGTTGGCGTTCCAACCCCGTCAGGCTGACAGAGACACCCTGTATAAGAACGGCATCAATCCTGTTGCCACCTTCTCGGGTGAAGGCACCGTCCTTTACGGCGACAAGACTGCTCTCTCCAAGCCATCTGCATTCGACCGCATCAATGTGCGCCGTCTGTTCATTGTGCTTGAGAAGGCAATCTCCACCGCTGCTAAGTACAGCCTCTTTGAGTTCAACGATGCCTTCACACGGGCACAGTTCCGTTCTCTCATTGAGCCGTTCATGCGTGATGTTCAGGCTCGTCGCGGTCTCATCGACTTCAAGGTCGTATGCGACGAGAAGAACAACACCCCTGAAGTTATCGATAGCAATCGGTTCGTTGCCGACATCTACATCAAGCCGAACCGCAGCATTAACTTCATCCAGTTGAACTTCATCGCCACCCGCACAGGCGTGAACTTCAGCGAGGTCGGTGCTTAATTTGTGATGCAGGAAACCCCACTAAATACCCATAAGGAGTCCTAAATGTCACAGTTCAGCATCGACGCATTCCGCGCCAATCTCATCAACGGTCTTGCTAGAAACAACCTGTTCCTAGTCCAAGGCAACTTCCCTGGTGGTAACACGCAGGCGATTCAGGGCGCAGCCGCTGTTGCGGGTGCGCTCTTCGGTGGAGCAGTCGGTGGAGCCATCAATGCCGTTGCTGCGGCAGCGGGTGGTGGTAGCCCCTCTGCACAGGTCTCGTTCCTGTGCAAGGCTTCCAAGATTCCATCTTCCACGCTCAACACCAACCAGGCCTTCTACATGGGCAGACCATTCAAGTATCCAGGTGACCGCACTTTCGCAGATTGGTCGATCTCCTGCTACAACGATGGAACCTACGGTCTGCGTAAGTCTTTTGAGGCTTGGATGAACCTCATGAACACGAATCGTACCAATGTCGGTGCGAACTCCATGAATCAGTTCATGACCGATTGGACGATTACGCCACTCACCCGTGAAGGCAACCCCATCGCTCGTTATAAGATGGTCGGATGCTGGCCCACAACCATCGCTGAAACAACGATGGACATGGGAGCGCAATCCGAGCCTTCAACATTCGATGTCACGATTGCTTACCAGTACTTCGAAGTCGAAGGCGTAACCACCTAATTGAAAGGTCATGAGGTATCTACATAATGGAACTTTTCGGATTTCGCCTAGAGCGTTCTAAAGCAGAGAAGAAGCAGGAAAAGGCTCTGAAGTCGTTTGTCGTTCCGACATTCGATGACGGAGCCATTCCTGTTGAAGCGGGTGGTTTCTATGGTCAGTATGTCGATCTCGACGGCACCGTCCGCAACGATTTCGAACTGACCATGAAGTACCGCGAAATGGCTCAGGATCCCATCGTTGAAGTCGCAGTAGACGATGTGGTGAATGAGTCAATCGTGGTGGGTGAGAAGAAGTCTCCCGTGAAGATTGTCCTAGACCGACTCAAGGCTAGTGACAATGTCAAGGAGAGAATTCACGAAGAGTTCCGCAACATCCTTCGTGTCATGCAGTTTGAGACCAAGGGGACTGAAATCTTCCGTCGATGGTATGTGGATGGAAAGATCTTCTTTCACTTGATCATCGATGAGGAGAACCCACAAAAAGGAATCCTTGAACTGCGCTATGTGGATCCGATGAATATTCAGAAGATCCGCGAGTACACCAAGGAAACGATGAAGAACGGCACGAAGATTATCACAGGGTACAAGGACTTCTACTTGTACAACAAGGATAATCCCCGTGCAGGAGGCAATCCAGCGGGCATCAAGATCAGCGAGGATGCAATCGCATTCTGCTCATCGGGTCTCATGGACAGCCGTTACAAAAGAACGGTTGGATTCCTTCACAAGGCAATCAAGCCCCTGAACCAACTTCGAATGTTGGAAGATGCCATCGTCATCTACCGCATCAGCCGCGCTCCCGAACGCCGCATCTTCTATATCGATGTCGGTAACCTTCCCAAGACGAAGGCAGAGCAGTATGTCAAGGATCTCATGAATCGCTACCGCAACCGTCTCGTCTATGACGCGGCTACGGGAGAGATTCGTGATGACAAGAAGTTCATGTCGATGCTTGAGGACTATTGGTTGCCCCGCCGTGAGGGTAGCCGTGGTACTGAAATCACAACCCTACAGGGCGGTCAGAATCTTGGAGAACTGACAGATGTCATATACTTCCAAAAGAAACTGTATCGTGCCCTTTCGGTTCCCGTGAGCCGCTTGGAACAGGACAAGCAGTTCATGCTTGGGCGTTCTACTGAGATCACACGCGACGAGGTTCGGTTCACGAAGTACATCCACAGACTGAGAACCAAGTTCTGTGAGTTCTTCTTTGACATCCTCAAGAAGCAGTTGATCCTAAAGAAAGTTATCACCGCTGACGAGTGGAACGAGATGAAGGAGGCGATCTACTTCGACTTCCTCAAGGACAATC